ATGAAGATATATTCTGTAGAAGAATGTGTTATTTGTCTATGTGAAACACCATCATCAATCTTTATACCGTGTGGTCATCAGGTGTGTTGTAAAGATTGTACTGAAATGTTGTCTAAGAAAGGAAATAATAAATGCCCTATCTGTAGAGGAAATATTTGTAATACATATCAAGAGGCTTAAAGAGGTTATTTCTTGGTTAGAAAACTATTAGTTCCTTTTTTTGGGTGAAGTTTATAGCCGTTTTTACATGTAAATCTGTGGAAATTAATCCCTTTTTTTTTGAATATAGAGTCATTACAAACGGCAATAGCTTGTGGTTCTTTAAGCCTTCTTCGTGGATTCTTCTGGACTGATTTCACACAGCGACACATTTTCTTCGCTAAAATCTTATGAAGTAGTTGCTGTGTTTTTTTCGAAGAATACTTTTTCTTTCGCGTTTTATTTGTGTCATATTGAAGGTGTTTTCCATAGAATTTAAGTAATTTTTTATAATCCTTTTTAGTTAATTGTCTAACCATTTATATTAACGATATAATTTAATTATTATATCATTAATAAATATACATGAAACATATTGTTTTATTTGATTTGGATGAAACTATTGGTTATTTCCAAAATATAAGTGCGTTATTTAACCAAGAAATAAGTATAAATCCATTAGCTAGTAAGACGATGATTATACATAATTTGTTAAGAACATCACCTGATGCATTTAGACCAGGTATTTTCGAGTTATTTAATATTATACTGCGGGGTAAAAAATCAAATCCTAATATAATAGTGGCTCTCTTTACGAACAATCAGGGCCCGAAATATTGGTATAACGCTATTATTTCGTATATAAATAGCATGTATACTTATAAATTATTTGACCAAGTTATTGGTCCATATAAAATAAATGGTGTTAGGGTTGAACCGCAACGTAAGTCTCATAATAAGAGTATAAAAGATATATCTAAAATATTAGGAACAAACACAACAAGTGATAAATATATATTCTTTGATGACCAGTATCATAGCAAGATGTCTCATAAAAATGTTGAATATGTTCATATTGCGCAATATATTCCAGGTATAAAAAGCGTCGATGAGTTCAAAGCTGATGCGAAAGAAATGATAAATAAACTCTCTTTTTTTCTGAATAAGAGTATAAAAATAAAACGAGTGAAAGGTGGTTCTCGTAGAAAAAAGATAAATAAAAATAAGAAAACCCGAAAGCGTAAAAATAAATGCAATTAGTATATTAAAAAGAATTTGAGGGAATAATAACTTCTTTAACGTTGGAATAAGTATTTAAAATTCTTTGTTGAAATGCATTTAAAGACGTGGTTGTAATAATGATTAATCCAGCAGTAAATGCAATATCTTTATGTATAGATTTATACGGCATAGAATAGAAGGGGTTAAATACATAAATAAGCACTATGCCAACAAATACCTTCATATAATAGTTAAAATCTTCAAGATAAGTTGGTGCTCCTGACCATAACCCTAGGTAAATTAAGACATATAAAACATATATGCTATATTGCAAAGATTTAAATAAATATTCAGTCCAAATCGTCATTTATATATATTATTATTTATTATTTATTAAAATACTTTTATTTAGAATTAACTTTTTTATAAATATCTAATGTTCGTGCGCTAGAATCGGTAGCATCAACAAAACGCGGCATCCAAAAGTGTGGAATACATTCTGTATTTAAATCTTTAACTGTATGAAATTCTTTTTCATAAATCTCTCTATAATAGAGCTGTTCAGCTGTATCTGGTCTACAATATTTGTATTTAATTCGTTCACATAACAAAACTTTATCAGAGATATCGTTTTTAACACGAGATTGAATAATTTGATACCAAGATTTAACTTTGGAGCTTATGCCGTCGCTAAAAGCCTCTTTTGTTCTCCACAATACTTCGTCTGGTAGTAATCCCATATTTGAAAAAGCGCTTCTAAGAAGGTATTTCTCATTTTGATTATTTGTTTTATGACATCTAATAGAGGCGGGAATAGATAGATACATTGATACGAAAGCCTTATCCAAGAATGGTGTTCTTGCCTCTAATCCATTGCTGGATATACATCTATCAGACCGTAAAACGTCAAAATAATGTATTTCATTTAATAGTCGTTTGCACTCTAGGTCAAATTCATATTCATTTGGTGCATAATGGAAATACATATATCCACCGCATACTTCATCAGAACCATCACCGTTAAATAGTACTTTAGCATCGCTATGTTGTGCAATATATTTAGCAACTAGATAATTTCCTACACTTGCTCTTACACTAGTTGTATCAAATGATTCAATTGATTTAATAACCTGTGGAATGGCTGCATAAAAGTCCTCTTCACAAACAACGATTTCAGTGTGTTTTGTTCCCAAAAAATCTGCTACAATTTTAGCGTAACGTAGGTCTTCTGAACCCTGCATACCGATACTATATGTCTCCAATTTTCTGGTCTCAGTTTGGTAATAATTACAAACCAAACTGGTTATTAAACTGGAATCTAAACCTCCACTTAATAAGCAGGCAATTGGTCTGTCGGTATTATCGACGCGTTTTTGAACTGCATTAGATAGATTGTAATAAATGATGTCCTTATACATAGTTGTCATGGCGGTAATTGAGGCGTTGTTTTTAATAAAGTCGTAGTTGTTATTAGATGATTGAATAGAATAAACATTAAAGAATGTATTACTGGATACATGTGACCAAACCTTATTAAGTGAATATTGACTCCATGTTCCAGGAGTGAATTGTTTAACGGTAAAATGTGGTGAGACTTGTGAAAGTGTTGACGAAAAAATCGTTGAATTAGTGCTTTCGCGATGTGCGATATACAATGGTCGAACACCGTATGAGTCGCGTGAGACGAACAATTTAGGTTCTTCACATATTGAACAGTCGATAAGAATAAAGGCAAAAACGCCGTCAATAATTTGGATCATTTTTTCGAATCCAAATTTTTCATACATATGAATAATAATCTCACAGTCGGAATTAGTTTTTGTCTTTATATCATATTTTTCGATAAGTTGTTTATAATTATAAATCTCTCCATTACAGATAAGAATATTGTTATTTATAAATAAAGGTTGGTCTGATCCTTTATCGATTCCGTTGATAGAGAGCCTATGAAATCCGATATGTAAGTTTAACTGTTCAACAAGGTTAATAAATGTCGAGTTATCTGGTCCTCGTGATGCGCCATTTTTAAAATATTCTACGAGTGATAAATTTGAGTCTTGACTTCTATGATTTAGAAAAGAATAGATACCGCACATATTAAACTTAATATATAGGTTATCACATAATATTTAAGTATATTTCTAAATAAATTATATTGGTATTATATAGTTATTATGTACGGCGTAGCAAAAGGATATAAACAGTGTAATACAGAGAGATTAGAAATATTAAACGACAGAATATATGACCGTAATCTACCGAGTCAAGAATTACAGCAGACTTTTGACCCGAGACCAGTGCGAACAAGACAAGTGTTATTTCCAGCATTGGATTGTCATATGCCATCAAATACGCCAATTAAGGTTCAGCCGACTTTCAATCAGGAAACACAATTTAATCCTGGTTCTTCAGCGCCATATTCTGGATGGGCAACGAGAATTGATACAGATTCAAAGGTTAAAGTAATGTTTAGAACAACACAGAAATGGACTCCCCAAAATAGTTACATTCCAGGGTCAAATAGTGATTTATATAGAGAAAATGTGAATATACCTACTTTCAGTCTTAAACAGACACATAATACATTAGGGTCTCATTCTTTATTATTTAAGAGAGAACAATTCGACAATTTCAACCCTAATCCATGTAATTTAGGCAGTGATAAATTTAATAATCACACAAGACAACAAGTTAAGAATATAAAATAAAAACGTTATATACATATAATGAGTGGTAATATAGAATTGGATCATAGTTTTTTTATGAATAATAGATTTCAGAAAAAAACAGAAGAAACGTCAGGAAAGAGCATATTTAAAGGAGATGAATTTAAGAAGTATAAAAAACGGATTCTCTCTTTAACAAAGAAAGTAATCAAGAATAAAATAGGGAATGATGATTTGAAAAAATGTTATGAACAGTTTGTTTGCGCGGCAATATATCATATCAAGTTTGAAGATAAAAAAAAGGCAGTCCAAAAAGAATATGATGAGTTGGATATGTCCGCGAAATCAGTCCGAACAATACCTAATACTCTTTTGTCAAAGGTTGAAGAATCTAATACATTAATTTATAAAGAATATGATTTAAAGAGCGTGACTCTTGATAACTTTGTTAAGAGGACGGGTGTAAAAAACGTTAAAATAGAGAATTTCCCCAAGCAATTAAATTATGAAGATATTAGTGGCGGCAATATTTAGGTGAGTTTATGGATATAAAAAATAGTTTTTTAAGATGAATAGAAGACGTAATTACCCGAACAATTTAACAGCAACGCCGATACTTACAGCTGGAATAATTAGCTCAAATATAAATGCATGGAAAATAGAGTATGTGAATAGTAAAGTGATGACAAATAATTTATTAATGAAATCATTAATACTTGAGCTATCAATTCTATCGAAAAGCTCGTAATATAATTCGAAAATGAATGTTGACTTTCCACTAAAGAATAAAGCTAATCTTATACATGATGCTAAAATGGCAAATTTAATAGCTACCATAATGAAGTTGTCTGTTTTAATCTCGAAAACGTAAGAGGAATTCATGATTGTTTTTGATTATTGTTTGAGAGAGATTACATTATATATTAGTACTTCAATTTTACTAAAAAATAAGTAATTAATCTTTTAGTATCTTGTTGATATAATATTTTATACGTCTTTATTATATGAGTAATCCTCTTGATAGATTTCAGATTAAACCTATTCCAAAGAAAAAACAGGATTTTACGATAAAGATAGGAAACAAAGAAGATTTAGAAAAACCCAAGACAACAAGAAGAGCATCTGTAGCGAAATCACCGGTTAACACGATTAATATAGGAACAATATTTGACGATACAGATGACGATATTACCCCTGTTAAAATCAAATCTAATAAAGGACCTGAAATACGAGACAGAACAAGTGAAGGTTTCGATATATCCTCATTTAAAAAGCTAATGAAGGAACGTGGTATGATTATCCCCGAGGTATCCAGAAAATCTATAACCGTTCCCAGCAGTAAGAGCAGTAGTAGCAGCAACAGTAGCAACAGCGACAGTAGCAACAGCAATAGCAGCAACAGCAGCAGCAGTAGCAACAGTAGCAACAGCGACAGTAGCAATAGCAGTAGCAGCAATAGCAGCAATAGCAGCAACAGCGACAGCAGCAACAGTAGCAATAGCAATAGCAGTAGCAGTAGCAGCAGCAATAGCAGCAACAGCGACAGTAGCAACAGCAATAGCAGCAGCAGCAACAGCAGTACCAAACCAAAAGCGAGTAATACAAAGGTTAAAGCTATAAATATAATAGACGAAAATTCTGCTATAACAACGATTCCAATAAAGAGGACTATTAAGCGTGGAACATTACCCAAGAAGCTGACAATAATAGATAATACCGAAAGCATAAGTGATAAGGAAAAATCTATTTTGACAGTGCCAAAAACAAAGATGAGTATTAAGCGTCGAACATTACCCAAGAAGCTGACAATAATAGATACTACCGAAAAAGAAAACGTAAGTGATAAGGAAAAATCTATTTTGACAGTACCAAAAACAAAGATGAGTATTAAGCGTCGAACACTACCCAAGAAGCTGACAATAATTGGTGAAGATGAAAGTAAAGATAAGGTTAAAAAGAGTATTACTCTTGCTACAAAGAAGAGAGATTTATCTATTATTGAAGAAAGTACTTCGAGTAAGATTGAATTTAAAGAATTAGATGAGAGAGTTCCTGTTAAAAATAATGAGATGATTAAGGCGTCCGCATATTATATGAATAATCGCGAGAAGTTTGTGGAATCGATAAACCAACTTTTCTATCCTTATAAGATTGAATTGGAATCGAACAAATCACAATTGTCTTGTGAATCGAGAGATTCAGGCGATTTTAATCTATTGACACATCAGAAAATAGTGCGTGATTATCTTCAAATATACACACCATACAGAGGATTATTATTATATCATGGTTTAGGATCGGGAAAAACATGTTCATCAATTGCTATAGCGGAAGGATTAAAAAGCGACAAACAAATTATTATTATGACGCCCGCGTCGTTGCGTATGAATTATATCGAGGAATTGAAAAAGTGCGGTGATTTAATGTATAAGAAGGAGCAATATTGGGAGTTTATGAATATTGAATCAAATCCAGAATATATTGGAGCAATGGCGAAAATTTTGCATTTAACGGAGAAATACATTCGTTCTAAGTCGGGGGCATGGTTTGTGAATACGAAGAAATCTAATAATTACCAATCTCTCTCAAGTGAAGAAAAGAAAGACCTTGATAATCAATTAAACGAGATGATAAAGGCAAAGTATAGATTTATGAACTATAATGGTTTCAGAGCATCTCATATTGATAAGATTAGTAATGATGGCAAAATAAATCCATTTCATAATAAGGTTGTAATAATTGATGAAGCCCATAATTTTATCAGTAGAATAGTGAATAAGATGCGGAAAAAGGATTCTGTTAGTATGCGACTATATGATTTTTTATTAAAGGCCGATAATTGTAAGATTATTTTCTTATCCGGAACACCGATTATTAATTACCCTAACGAGGTGGCGATTATGTTTAATATATTGCGAGGATATATTAAGAGTTGGCATTTACCGTTGAATGTGAAGACTGGTGGGAAAATAGATAAAGATTATCTGCGCAATTTGTTTAAAAAATATGCATTTATGGACTATTTGGAATATAGACCGTCGTCGAAAACCATGATTATAACTAAGAATCCATTTGGGTTTGTGAATAGTATCGAATTTGATAAATATAAAGGAGTAAAGGCGAACGAAAGAGGTCAAGTAAGTGATGAAGTATTTTTACAATATGTAATAAAGACATTATCAAAGAATAATGTTGAGGTATTATCTTCTAATATAAAGGTTGAATTAAACAAAGCATTACCTGATTCAATCGATGATTTCAAGAACTACTTTATTAAGAAAGACGGAGAGATGCAGAATATTGGTATGTTCAAGAGGCGAATAATTGGATTAGCATCATATTTTAGGAGCGCTCAAGAGCAGTTAATGCCTGAGTATAACGAGAATAAAGATTATCATTTAATGAAGATACCTATGAGTGATTATCAGTTTGGTATTTATGAGGGTGCACGTCAAGCAGAGCGGGTTCAGGAGAAAGATAACGCGAAGAAAGCTAAAAAGTCGACATCAGATGATATTTATGACACTATAACTTCAACATATAGGATTTTCTCTCGTGCCTTTTGCAATTTTGTATTTCCCCCTGATATCAGGCGACCAATGCCTAAAGAAGATAATGATATAGATGAGACATTAGAGAGCAAGATTGATGAGGATTTATTGGATAAAAAGGGTGTATATGAAATATTAGATAATCCTGATGGTCGTTATACAATGGATGATTTAGATGCTATATCAGTGGCCGAATCGACAACAACAGATAATAATTATGACGAGAGAATTAAACAGGCATTGAAGTTTTTAAAGGATAATGAGGAGAAGTATTTAGTTCCCGGAAAGCTGGAGACATATAGTCCGAAATTTGCCGAATTATTATCTATTGTTCAAGAAACCACTGATGATGATGCGCGAAATGGTCTGCATTTGATATATAGTCAATTTAGGACGATGGAAGGTGTAGGTATATTAAAATTAGTATTAGAGGCAAACGGATATGCTCAATTCAAGATAAAGCAAGATAAAGGTAAATGGACGATTGATATCGCGGTTGAAGATGCAGGTAAGCCGACATTTGCTCTATATACAGGAACTGAGACGCCGGAGGAAAAGGAGATTGTTCGTAATATATTTAATTCTACGTGGAATGGCGTGCCAAAAGAGTTAGTTAGAGAGTTACAAAAGCGTTCTTTAAATAATTTTTATGGAGAGATTATACAAATAATTATGATTACAGCTTCAGGTGCAGAAGGTATTTCATTACGCAATGTTCGTCATGTTCATTTAATTGAGCCGTATTGGCATCCGGTGAGAACGGAACAAGTTGTTGGTAGGGCAAGACGTATTTGTTCGCATCAAGATTTGACACAGGCACAGCGTAAGATAGAGGTGTATATGTATTTAATGACGTTTACAGAAGAACAAAAAACAGGTGACAATTCCATTGAATTGCGATTGAAGGATTTCAGTAAATTAGATAGATCAACTCCATTAACGAGTGACGAAGCATTATATGAAATCTCTCGTATAAAAGAGAATATTAATAAACAATTGTTAACTGCTATTAAAGAAACATCTATTGATTGTAGCTTACATTCTGCTTCTAATTCAAGTGAGGATTTATTTTGTTATAGTTTTGGTGATGTTGATCCAAGCATGTTATCATATACACAATCATATGAGAACGAACAGACGGATAAGACTGGAGAGGTTAATAAAAAGAAGATTGCATGGAAAGCACAAGAGTTTAGTCTTAATGGTAAAAAATATATGATAAGGCTTAAAGAGGATGGTAAAACGCGGACAAATAAGGTTTATGATTATTATAGTTTCCAACAAGCCAAGAAAAATCCAAGTGTTAATCCAGAATATATTGGTACTTTATCGATTGAAAAAGGTGCAGATGGTAAGAAAAGAGCAGTTATTAAGAGAGATAATTAAGTGTCCTGTGCACTGCTAAGACCGTCAGCAATCGGAGTTGCCTGAGTTGCATCAGCGGTATTAAGTTCTTTATCTTCTTGTTGTCGTTTTACAAAGACGGATTCATCAAATAGTATATCTATTTTATTTTTGATGTATTTAATGTCCTGTTTCATAGCTTGTATTTCCCTATACAAATCAATATTTTCAGGAATAATCTCTCTATTATTCTTCTTTAATCTATTAACAAATGACATAGTTTCCTTCTCAGTATTATTGAAGGATACTTTCTTAGTATCTGACGTTGGATTAAATAATAATTTTCCATTATTATCGTCGCTATCGCTATCATTTAAAAAAGTATTTGAATCGGTATTATGTAAAGGCTGTTGTTGCAAAGGAGGAACATCATAATTTCTCTCTTTAAGCTCTCGTTCAATACGTTCATCAATCGTAGATTGGTCCTCTTCAACGACATCATTGAAGATAATATCTTCAGGTTTTTTTAGATTAAATTTAGCGAACTCTTGTTGTGCGATATTAAATTTGTTTGTTATGTCGTCTTGTTTTTGTTTTGAAATAGCATCTCTTGAATAAATCTCGGTAGGCTGTTCAGGTTGTTGAGTTCGTTGTTGTGGCACATTATTAGATTTTTCTTTTTGTATGTGATTCATACAATCCATTAGAATCTGTTTATTAACCTTGGTTAATTGACTTTCATGTGTAATATTTTTGGAATATGAATCAATAATAGAGTTAAATTCAACTTGGACTTTATAATCGCAAACAACTTGTTCTTCATTACATAATTCACGAACCATCTCTTGAATCATATCGACGTTATCTTTCCAAACTAAAGAATTCATTGTAAATATATAATATATAACATCAGTTGTTTAATATATTATAGAGAGATTAAGTTAATTAATTGAAATATATATTTCGGAAATTAGTCATCTGTTTATCTGTAATTCTTTTCTTCTTGAAATCAGACCATGGTCTATCTTTTAGCATTTCAATTATGAAATACAGAGAATACATACCACATTCAGTGTCACCAAACTGATGTTGTTTAGTATTATGGTCTAAAATGAAATTAATTCCTAATTTTTTACCTTGGTCGCTTATATTGTTCATAAGCTTTTTAATTTGTTTAGGTGGAGCTATACCATTGCTATCAAAATAATGAATAGTTCTTTTTTTAACGTTGACAAACATTGAAACCCAATGTGAACCGGACTTATGATGAGGGTCTAGATTGAATATAATCCCTAATTTATTCTTACCTTTATTAATCATATCTTGTAATTTAAATTCACATAATTCTTCCCATACACATTCCCCGTCAGAGTAATGCGTATCATAATCGATTGGTGATGGACCGATGAAGTCAAAACATGAATATTTTTTCTCGTATTGCTTGATGACCCCGAGAATATTGAGACTATCTAGCCATTCATTTGGATTTTTTTTCCAAGATTTAGGCGATTTAGGTGCAAATGTATAATTAAGTAAATCATTATTAAGGTCATTATTTATAAATTGTTGATTTAACCAACAGAGTTCATTATTACATATTTCACCCATGTATGTTTTAAGCGTCTCCCATACCTTTTTAGGGTCTTTGGATTTTATTTTAACATCTGGATGACGTGCGTTCCAAGCCTTTTTAATGATATTTATTTTATCTGTATTAAAGCAAGAGAATGAATGCTTTCTATTTGGGTCAGGTGCACAATTAAGTATTTTAAAATTCTTACGGGATTGTTTTTTTCGTATTTTCCGCGATTTACTTCGGCGTTTTCGGGTAGGCATAATACAATATGTTTATAAAATAATAATTACCTATAAAATCCTCTCAATTGCTTTTTTACATGCGTCTTGCTCGGCTTTCTTCTTGATTTTATGCGTTGATGTGCTAATTATCAGAAGAATTTTATCGTGTTTCTCAATATGGTCGTGGATTTTGTCAAATTCAATATTCCCTTTCATTTGAATTGCATTTTCTGGCTTTATATCTTGAATAGGGATATTAATAGCTAAATAGACTCCCATATGATATCCATCATCATCCTCATTAATAATCATATATGTTGGAGTTGTTTTGAACTCTTTCTGAATATTAACCTGAAGAATATTCTTGTAATTGTCGTCATCCTGAATAATTTTATCCCAATTAACATGCTGTTCAAATATATTTTCGATGAAAATTTGGGCGTTATGAAAACCTGGACCTGTAACGAAAACATTCTTAAACCATCCTTCTTCGTCATTAACTTCCACTTTATTGAAATCTAGGAATAACGCGCCAATAAATGCTTCAAAAAGACAACCAAGCCTTTTATGGTTTGTTCGAATTTTCTTTTCCTCAGCATTCTTTGATATAATGTAATATTTATTAATTCCCATATCATACGCGAGTTTCCCAATATTCTCATTTTTAACGAGCGCAATCTTTTTCTCAGTCATAAATCCCTCGTTAGCTTTAGGAAAGCGTCTATATAAATAATATTTTGTTATGCATTCAAGAACGCCATCACCCAAAAATTCCAAGCGTTCATTGGATTTTGTTTTTAATCCTAAACAACCATCAGGCTTATCTACAATGGTAATATTGTTTTTTTCGTTATCTAAAAAAGCGCGTTTAACATATGATTTATGAACGAATGCACGCTTATAAAGATTGATATTGTGGATTTTGGTTGGTACGCCATATTTTTTCAAGATACTCTGGACATATTCCTCAGTGATTTCCACGTTTTTACTGTTAAATGGATCGAAAATCATTTGTTCATTAATATCGATATCTTTATAAATAGCATGGTTAATCTGCTCTTCATCAAGATGTTCTTCGTCATCATCTTCCATTGCGGAATTCTTAACACTACTTTTGTCATCGACGTCATTTAAATAATTGTTTTTAATATGTAAATCACGACGGGATGCTAACGTAATAGTGTCTTTTTTTGTTAGTTTGGAAAATGTTTTGATTGATACTGTCTTCATTGTGTATCTTATAATATAGAGAGATTCGTTTAAACCCTTTTTCAAATAACCTAACAATCCTTTTGTTTAAGCTTTTGTAAAAGCTTATTAAAGACTTAATGATAATTGTATAATACGTAAATACAATGTCGAAAATCATTCTTAAAATAGATAATAGAGAGCGTGATATCATTAAAATTATTAATGATGTAATCGCGAAAGATAATCTGGAAGATAAGATCGAAGTATCTATAGAAGTACTAGATATTGGTGATTTTATTATCACCGACCATAATGGAAAAGAACTACTTATTATAGAACGTAAAAGCGTGAATGATTTAGCAGCAAGCATACAGGATGGAAGATATAAGGAACAATCAATGCGTCTGGACGCGTGTGAAGTACATAATCATAATATTATTTATATGATCGAAGGAAGCATAAATAAGTATTCGAATAAACATTGTAGAATCACAAAGGAGGCGCTTTATTCATCTCTATTTTCAATGAATTATTACAAGGGATTTAGCGTTATTCGAAGTGAAGATATGAATGAAACAACCACAATTATAGTGAAATTTATAAAGAAAATTCTCCGAGAAAAGACCCTTAAACCACATTATATTAATAGCACACGCAAATCATCACCCTCTATAGTTGAAAACGAGATTATATCGACGACACCAGCACCACTTGAATATCACCAGGTTATAAAACGTAATAAAAAAAGTAATATTACACCTGAAAATATTGGATATATTATGTTAAGTCAAATACCTGGTATAAGCGGTAAAATGTCGCAGGTTATCATGGATAAACATGGTTCTTTATACGAACTCATTATTAAATTAAAAGAAAACCCTTTGTTATTAAATAATGACACATATGTTACAGAGAAAGGTCAGACACGTAAAATTAATTATAAATGTATTGAATCTATAAAAAAATATCTACTATAAAAAAATTTATTAAATAAAATTATTTATAGAATGAATATCTCAATTACTTATGCTTTAGCTAACGCTTTAGCTAACGCTTTAGCCAATAGGCGAGAAGAACGGCGTGGTTTTACTTGTTGCTCAAAATTTTTAATGTCGGCAGCATCAAGATAATCCAATACGCAGAAACCGTAGATATTTTCCAATCTTGGGTCGAACTTAGGTTGTTTAAGAAAGAGTTTAAAGATTTCGATATGCATTTTAACCTTATAATTCTGTGGAATAGAATGAATTAAATTAACATCAATATCAGGATGCGCCAATAGAAGTGATACAACTTTTTTTCTATATGAAATGCTTTCCATCTTGCAGAAACTAGCAGAAACTAGTGCATTAGCATCACCTTTTTTAGAAACAATATTCACATCAATATCAGGATGAGACAATAACCTTTTAATAATTTTAATTGTAACATCGTTTTTATCGTCACTATGTGAAACCATTTGCATTAATGCCGTTGAATTGTATGAAATAAGATTAACATCAATATCGGGTTTATCAAGTAGCATATTAACAACTTTAGCATAACTGGGCGATTTATTAATATAACACGATGAGTAAAGTAAAGGTGTATTAACAATATTTGTATTAACGTTAATATTTGTATTATTTAGCAAATATTCAACAGCCTTAAAATTAGAATCAGGATTTTTGGAATGAAAATCCAAATGTAGCGGCGTAAATCCTTCTCTAGTATAACAATCGATATCAATATCTGGATGAGATAAAAGTACTTTCATATTCTCAATATTATTATCATGAACTGCATGATGTAATGGAGTACCTTCTAGGTTTCCATCCTTAATATTTACATCGATGTTTTCCACTTCAATAAATTTTGAAAGGTCAAAACCAAACTCTTTCCTAACCACCATATGAAGAAACCCATATATTCCCCGGATTTCTCTAACATCAAAAACGTTACTACAGACATGAGGATTAATGTTATCCAAATAATTTCGAAAGTGACACTCAGATTCGAAAGTCTGGTAATTCTTATATTGTTTAAAATGTTCTAATACAACTTTATTACGAGAATCAATAAAAACTTTGCGAGGGGGCCATGTCGCAGGGGTAGATAGCAGTGGGCCTTGGGGTAGTTTGCATAATGAAATCTGGCATGTTTGTTAGTTTTGTCTTTATTTTAATTAATAATGTTGTTTCAATTTTTTTTTAATTCATAAATAAATACGGATTTTATAAATAGAGGAGTTTCGCCATTATTTACTCTAATTATAATATATATATGTCTTTTTTTGGAATAGATGATGAGTATTTTATGTATTTAATTATTGTATTAGTTATGTTTCTTATATTATTGAATATGTTTAGCACAAATAATATAGTTGAGGGGTTAATTTCCAAGGATAAAAAAGCGGATGAACTAGTTGAACAAGCTGGTAAAGATATGCCACAAAGCATAGCAAATGTAAAAAGTAATATAGATTTTGAAAAAAACATTAAAAATATTGAAAATATTATTATAGATACTGAAGAACTTTTAAATTTGGGTATTATACAGCTACTTTTAGGAGATGATCTAAAAAATCCATCTGAGATTGTATCATTTATACAAATTGTGGAATATTTACCAAAATTAATGGACTATTTACAATCTCAATCGAGTTCATCAAGTGTAAAAAAAACAGGTTCATCATTTTTTTAATAGTTGATAATATAAAGTAAAATATTTATTTATATTATCTATTGTGATTAATGTCGCTTGAATCTTTTTCGGGTTATTTTAGATGTGCGTAAGTGTTTTTTGGTTACCTTTTTACCACCGCGTTTTTTACCACGCTTTGATAGTGTTGGTACTATCTTTAAAACCCTTTTTTTTGTCCTATTGATTTTCTTTTTTGTATGATTTGGTCCTTTCATAAAGGCTTTGTAAAAATCAGGTTTGAAGTATTTGAACATTCGCCAATCTATACTATAATTACTCCAACTACACGCATCTAGTATATTTTTAAATAAATCTGATTCGATCGCTTTTTTAATTTTTTTTCCTTCACTAACATTTTTTATTTTTAACGCCATTGCGTGTTGAGTCATTCCATATTCACCATTAATGTCTATTATAGAGTTATATATTCCAGTGTCACCAAATATAATTTTTTTAACGCCAAACATAGGTATAACGTTTTTAACATCTGGGATTTTTGTATATGTGTAAAAGTATTTTACACCAGACGTTTTAGTGGTAGAGTGAATTAATGGAAATTTAAATACATCTGTTTTTGTTTCATTAACCCAATCTTTATCAGTACCAAATTGATTCCTGCTAAAAATTATATCATCACTTTTTCCTAATAACGGTCCAATTAAATTATATGAATGATTTGGTAAAAACTCCCAGTCATTTAAATTAATATTATGAATTATACCATTTTGGTCTTTTATTTTAGTTATTTTTGTATTTTTTGTTTTTTGTAAAACATACCAATCATACCTTGTATTTGCATTGAATACTTTCTTACCATCAATGGCGTTATGAATTTCAAGATAAGATAAATGATTATCGTGCACCATTAAGTTAAATAATCCAACCGTTTTAGATTTTTCACTTTCTGGTTTTCTCCATGCAGCTGGGTGTACAAATAATAATAAACCTTTTTGTTTTAATAAATCTATAGATTTTCTAACGAATTTATTCCATAGTGAGTCACCTCCGCCTTTTTTACCTTCATTATTTTGAGCTGCATTAAAAGGAGGATTTCCCATAATAACATCGAACTTATCAATATCGATTTTTTTATACCATGCATCCTCCAAAAATGAACCCTGAAATATATTAGCATCTGTACCAAATATCTTCCTAGATACAGAAACGTTTTTTTTATTTAATTCCACCATATACAATAATTCCACCATATACAACATATTTTTGATGATATGATTCTTTCGTTTGTCCTCATCCTTGTATCCTTCAACATCTTTTAATCCCTCATTTAATCTCTCAAACGCAACCATAGGAAAATTACCAACACCATTCGCAGGGTCTAACCATTTTAAATCAGGATTTTTCCATACTGATTTAGGTAGCGCGTCAAACATCTCATTTATTAATGTCATAGGTGTAAAAACCTCTCCGAATTTATCTTTTTCAGCTTTTTTAACAGGTAAATAATTTTCTATAGTGTTCATTATTTGAACAGACGTCATATCTTTAATTAATTTTTGTTTCATACCGAATTCTTCTTTGATATTAGTGAAGATAATTATTAAGGAATTATTGAATGAACTATACTGGTCCGAACGAAGTAGTTCTTTTAATATAGTTAGGGTTTCACTGTAATGTTTATAATTGTATCCGTAGAATTTTTCAATGTAGCAACCTAATACATCATATTTGTCTGAATCCATTTTACAAAAATCATCAAACTCATCAATATTACCTATAATGTTATCAATACAAGTTATCAAATCAGAACAATCATAATTATTTTTATCTGAAAATAACGCAATCATTGCTACAAATATAAATAGCATATCACCTATATCATTTAGAGATACGTCTTCTTCATCCTTATCATCATCATCTTTTTCTTCTTTTTCTTCATCCTCATCATTATCCTCCTCTTTATTGTATAATGCTCTATGTTTTGCGTTTCCTTTATTGACTGTAACTTTGATATCTTGCTTTTTATTAACATCCTTAATTAAAACTATTTTCTTAAGTTTATCAATGATACCTTTATCTCCAATACTAAGTAATATTTTCTGAATAGTTTTAGATCCGTTTTTGGTATAATGTTTTGAATAACCTGATTTTGTAAGTTCTAATTTATTAATAAGAGTGTCATATAACTTTAATGATTCTTTTTCGTTAGATCTAATAATAGATAATCCATTGTAATTAAACAAATATAAGAGAGATTGTAAATGAATTACTAAATCATCAATATTTTTACACTTATTATTTTTTCCGCTTGCTCCATATATTTCACTAAATCTATAAAGAAATGTGATACTTCGTTCTGGGTAAAAATCTAGATAATATCCAAATTTTTTATTCGTTCTCTCTGTTAAAACCCTAAACATGGTTTGATAATTTAAATCAACTGACATAATGTTATCAAAATTAAACGCAATATCAGCGCAAGGTAAACTTACGCCTAGACGCAACATCGCTCCCGTTAATATAATAAGTGATTTCGTTTGAGCATATGTTTTTTTTGTATTATTGCTGTAATTTACACATTCGTTTTCCGTAAAAACGTCATTATGTTTAACTCCTGTATAATCACATATATTTTGACCATGAACAACGAGAAAACAAAAGTTATCTCTATAAAATGGAATACTTAATAGATTTAATACTATACCTCTTGAAAGTGGTTCAATATTTGGTAATCCAGATTTTTTTTCCCCTTCGTCTTCGTCTTTTTCGTACCCTGTTTTTTCAATAACGTTGTCCTTTATTTTTTCAGTAACGCTTGTATATTTCTTACAAGCTGATGGATTTGTATAAAGGTTAGCGTAAGGTAAAAACCATAATTGTGTATGTCTTTTATTTATAACGTCATAGCCATATTTATGTTTAAAATTACCGTAAATAGTATTAGGGTGTAATGTTTTTGTTTTTTCATCAACCTTTCCAATATAATCTAGCAGATTTAATATAGAATTATTATCTTCAAAAATAGCGGTAGGATCACGCAATTCATCTTTAGTCTTTCCAATAGCCGAGCATTTTAGCTTAAATAGGTTTCCGTGAGTATTAAAATCACGTTTTTCAGCATCAACGTATGGGTTAATAATAACTAACTCCGGATATTTTTTATAATATTCTTCTAAAATATTAAGATATTCGTCTCCATATCTTCCTTCATATTCTTTAAAAATGTATTGAATTATATCCCTCTCAAAATTAGTATTTCTTGTGTCTAAAAATTCCTGTTTAACTTCAGGGTTAGTAATTTGTTTCATATTTTATTGGTCTATATAACTCCAGTTAAGAATGACAGGCGGTTTTCCAGATATTAACGTTTCATATGCTATTGAAGGTCGTGCGTATGTTGCTGTTACCATAACGAATAGGTCAATTTGGAATTCACATTGTTTAAAAGACTTAATAATTTTATCTTGTGCCATTTCAGTCGAACCGCCTTTATGTATTTCGTCAAAATATAAGTCAATCTTTTTTTTATCTAATAATGGTTTATAATCGGTTAATATATCATCTGAAAAAATGTTACTCTTATTATTAAGCTTTAGCTTTTCCTGACTAAAAATAAATATAAATTTTGTTTTACTTTTGTTTTTTGTAATATCAGATTTACTTGTAACAATTCCATAATCATTAAACTCCTCATATGCTTCAAACATGCTTACGAACTGGCTTTCAGTCTCAGATTTAGCTCCCAATATTAAGAGAATATCATTATCAGTATTACGTTTTTTAATCATACCCGCTATCATATATGATTTACCGCTCCTTGGAACACATCCCCAAATGAATTTCATCATGGGTTTGGATTCGTCTTTTAGGTATTTTGATGTTGTATTAACGATGATTTCTTGATGAAATCGTAATTGAATTGTATCTTTTTTAAGTTTATTACCTAATTTTATAAAGGAATCATAATCTAGTGATTTATATATATCAAATAGGATATTTTGAAACCATGGTTCCAATTCAGCAAGTCCAAATATATCGGAAACAATACCAAAATCATTATTTCTATTACGGGTAATTTTTTCGTCTAATAGCTGTTTATTATTTACCATAAGAACAATTTTATATTCGGATTTATCAAACTCAGGGTTTGTTAATAATCTTGCTCTATGAGAGATTTTAGTGACATCATATTTATCCGCGGAAGAATATTCTGTGTCATAGAACTTGTTTTGGATAAGAATGAATAGGTCTTTATGTGGTTTATATTCTGGTACATTATATTTTTTCTCACATGAGACTAACTGTTCATTTGTGTTTTCTCGTCCTTTACTATTAATTTTAAAAAAAATATCAACAGATTGAGCTGCTGAACCGTCGTTAATATTAGATTTTAATATATCAAGTTTACCTAGTTCTTTTTTATCACCTTTTTTTGTATATCCTTCGAGAGAATTATAGAAAGTCTTTTTTTTCCCAAAATAGTTATTATCGTAATCAAGTAATAATAAAATCCTACAAATGTGTTCGAAAACATGTTGTCTTTTAAAATTAAATCCTTCGATTGCTAAATCTCTTGGAAATAATTCAATAAAGTCTCTAAATGTTAGTTTATATGCATTATCTTGTTGTTTTTTGTATTTATAAAAGTCATATAATGATTTTAATAGGTCATTTAACGTTTTGTTTTCTTTAAAAAAACGTTTAATATAACCAAATAATTTACCATCACAATCTCTTTTTTTGTTCATAGCTTCACGTTTTTTTTCCAAAACATCAGATTTTATCTTACTCTCTTCGA